TGGTACATACGAAGTTAACATGGATTACTTTACATATGATTCATCAGATATCGATATGTTTAATTTTAAACTACCTAAGTTATTTAAGATACCAAATAGATTACCAGAAGAGAAACTTGAACAACACCATAAAGATATAGCAGCAGGATTACAAAGTTTATATGAAAAATGTTTTTTTAATTTATTAGATACAGCATATAAATTAACTAAATCAAAAAATATTGTTTTATCAGGTGGTTGTGCTTATAATGGAACTGCTAATGGAAAAATAAAGAATAAAACTTCTTTTCAAAAGATACATATCCCACCAGCACCATCTGATGCTGGTTCTGCAATAGGTGCATCACTACATTATTATTATACAAAAGTTCCATATGAAAATACGATAACTAACAATAATCCATATCTAGGACCTCAATATTCAAAACGACAGATGAAAGAGGCTTTAGATAATAATCACATTGATGTTTGGTATGAAGAATATTCTGATTTTGATTTAATAAAAAAGATATCTGAAGAAATTACTACTGGCTCTGTTATCGGTTGGTTTGAAGGAAGATTAGAGTTTGGTGCACGAGCATTAGGTAATCGTTCTATACTTGCTAATCCAAGAGACCCTCAAATGAAAGCAAGAGTTAATCGTATTATAAAAAAGAGAGAAGGATTCAGACCCTTTGCACCAATGGTATTGAAAGAATATCAAACTACATTCTTTGATTATAAAGATGATGTACCTTATATGAATCAAGTAGTTAAAGTAAAGGATAAGTATAAAGATAGATTACCTGCTATAACTCATATAGATGGTTCAGCAAGAATACAAACTGTAACTGAAAAAAGACATCCAAGAATTACTAAGTTACTAAAACAATTACAAATTGATAATAAGTTCCCACTTGTTTTAAATACTTCATTTAATTTAAAAGACCAAACAATGGTTAATGACCCAAATACTGCAATCAAAACATTTTTAAATTGTGAGATGGATATCTTAGTCCTTGGAAACTTTATTGTTAAAAAAACTATTTTATGATAAATTAACTATATTTATCAGTAAGAACCCTGGTCGTATAATAAAGTGGCTAGGATAGAAACCCAACAAATTTCGGTTGGGTTTTTTTGTACATACATATATAAACCTTCAATACAACCCTCTAATTGATGTTTCAATATATATTCAACTTTTTTTTATCATATATACCATAGTTATTTGTGGAGATATCCCAATGTTTTGCAAGATGGAAAAGTTATTTGCATTAATTAAAACAAAAGGAGAACAATATGGAATTTTTGAAAAAAATCGGCTCATGGGCTGATGAACTAACAAAAATCGGTATTAGCATAATAGCCTTAGGAGTAGTACTTGAAGTACTCTTCAAAGGTGCGGACATCCCATTCTGGCCAGAAGTATCAGTAGTTGATAACATCATGGGCATTTTAGGAAGTTTGAGTGCTGAGGGTCTGTTAGGACTCGTAGGTGCTTTTGTACTTTACCACATTATTAAGAAGTAAGGATTAGAAGTAATTCTAACAACGCGTTAACGATTAAACCTCACCCTAAAAAGTGAGGTTTTTTCATTTACTATATTTATATACAACTAATATGGTAAAATCATGAGTACAGATTTTGAATTATTTCCTGGTAAAGACCTGAGTGGATTGTTTAAAGATATCTATGATAATCAACAAAACAAGAAACAAAGAATCTCTGAGCTAATTGCTGAGATGAAGAAGGTAATTAGACATGCTGGGGATATGGCAGTAATTGGACCAATCATAAAAGATTTAGTAGATACATCAGTTAAGAACGATGATTCACTAATCAAGATGGCTGCAATTGCACAAAGAATTATTGGAGCACAGAATAAAACCGAAGGTGATAGTGGATTCCTTAGTGATAGAGAAAAAGAACAACTACTTAAACAATTAGATGAAACTATACACGAAGTTGCTGATGAACAAGAGTTGAAGGTTGACGAACTTACTAATGAAATAGAAGAACTAAAACAAAAGGTAAATACAAATGGGGTTTAGAGTTGGTAGTTTAAATTCTTCAAGCAAACGAAGTGATACTGGTAAGAGTACTAAGAACACCAACATAGGTGTTGTTATAGATGTTATCTACGATGATAGTCATCCACGATTATCTGCAGATGGACCTGGTGATGGTGAAGCAAAAAGGACAGGTTTAATCGGAGGAGCAGCAATAAGATTACTAAGTGATAACACAACACCCGATGGAGATTTAAAGATTATCAGACCATATGATGCATATGATGTAAACCCTCCTCTAATCGGTGAAACAGTTGAAGTTATTAATGCTGGTGGTTTATCGTTTTATAAAAGATTATCAAACCCACTTATAAATCAAGGGAATGCTAAACCAAATAAAAATTTAGAATCATACCCAACTGATAAAAACGAATCAAATAATTCATCTGGTTATACTGAATCATCTAATACAGGTATTTCAAGTGGTGGAGATGCTGATAGAGATACTCCGATTGGAGAATACTTTGAAACAACACAAATCAATCCTTTAAAATTATACGAAGGAGATAGAATACTTCAAAGTAGACATGGTCAATCTATTAGATTTAGTGGATACAATAATACAGACAATGTTCTTGCACCAACTATACTAATTAGAAATAGACAAAACGAACAATCTATTGCTGAACTCAAAGAAGGTTCACAAACTGAAGAAGATGTAAGTAAGGATGGTTCAACAATTGCAATTACAAGTGGTGATTATAAATTAGATTTCCAACCTGGTATTGTAGATGATGGTGGTTCTACTGATTTTGAAACTACACCAACTAAATTTGAATTACCAAGTGAACTTACAGGTACAGACCAAATTCTAATTAATAGTGGTAGAATAATTTTATCAGCAAAAGATTCAGAAATGATTTTTTATTCAAGAGGAGATTATGGATTTATATCAGATGGTAAGTTAACAATCGATAATGGATTAGATGGTGCTGAATTAGATTTTAATGGTGAAGTAAGAATTACCTCAAATGATTTTGATAACTATTGGTTAGGTGGTCAAGGTAAAATATTTTTAAATACAGAATCAGATGCAGAACCTCTTGTTAGAGGAGAAGTGTTATTAGGATTATTAGAAGAACTTATTGATGCAATCAATGCAGCAGTTTATCAATCACCTGCAGGTCCAACTAAACCAAATCCATTAAATAAATCTACCTTCGATGATATTAAAGGAAGATTAAATGAATTCTTATCTACATTAAATTATACGGAATAACATCATGTCTCTCAACAAATTTAAATCTAATATGAGTAGATATATGAACAATCAAGGTGGTATTGATAAATACGATGATTGGGCTAAGAAATTAACATCTGAATATGATAGTGCAATTAAAAGAGGATTCGAATTAATGCACCAACCAGTTAAACTATTCAAAGGAAATACTTCAGGTATGGAAATGATGGTTAAAAGTGCGTGTATGAAAGCACTAAACGCTACATCACAATCAAACAATACATTTTATAATGATTTGGGTAAAGCGATAGTATCCTATTGGCAATTATCAGAATTGAGTCCAATGATTCCACCATTAACACCAGGTGGACCAGGTGCGATGCAAAATCTAAACACAACCAAAGCACCAACTGAGATTGCTGGAACATGGAAACCTGGCAAGTTTAGACCAACAGATAATGTTGATATTTTCTTAGATAGATTGGTAATAGGAATTACAAGTCACTTGACTACAGTCGGTGGAACATACTATATGTTATGTTTATATCCAGGCTCTCCACCATTCACATCACCAGGTATTCTAAAATGGAAAGGATATACAGTCCCAGCTTAAAACCGATAAAATTATAATAGATATATTTATATTAAGATAAACAGAAATGAAAATGAATAACAAACAATTAATCAAAGTAGTAAAGACACTTGTTGAGGCCGAGGTTGCCAAACGACAAGAACAATTTTTATCTAAAACTTTTCCTGCAATATTAGAGGAAGAGATTAATAAAAGATTGGTAGAGGTGAAGGGGGGTGTTGCTGTTCCCTCTACGCAAGTTGTTACTGAGGAGGTAGACCCTTTTCAAGAAGTAGAACTTGCGTTAGAAAAAGAACGAGCAACTCCAAAAAAACAATTCACCAAGAACGCTATATTAAATGAAGTTTTGAATCAAACAAAACCATTTACTAAAGAACAAAGACAAGGTACAGGTGGTGGTAAATCAGTATTAGATAATCTACCACAACAACAACCAATCCAAGAGAGTATGGATAAAACAGTAACATTTGATTCACAAGGTGCACAAGGTGGTACTGATATGATGAGAGCTCAGATGGCACAGAAGATGGGATATGGTGATGTATCAAGAGGACCAAGTAAACAAGGTCTTGGAGTTAAGACAGGATTACCTGGTCTTGATAGAATACTAAACAGAGATAATTCTGAGTTAGTTAAAAAATTTAAAAGATAGGAAATAAAAAATGGCTTATGTAGTTGGTAGAAAAGTTGTTAAGGATACAAAAGATTTTGATGCGTTTGCATATGGAATCACCTTACCAGTTAAACGAGGAAACACAGGTTTCTTCGAACAGGCTTTTACTTCCTTCGAACAAGCAAAAAGTAATTTAAAAAATTTACTATCAACTGCAAGAGGAGAACGAATTATGCAACCAGAATTTGGTACTGGTCTACATCAAGTTCTTTTTGAACAAATGACAGATGAGTTTGAAGAAAAGTTACAAACAACTATTACTGAAAGTGTAAATTTTTGGTTACCTTATATCACTATAAAAGATATAGAGGTAGAAATGACAGATGAGATGAAAGATATGCACCAAGCAAAACTTAAAATACAATTTACAGTAGGTAACCAAATAGAAACTCAAGAAATAACAATGAGGATACAGGAGTAATTATGGCATTAAATTCAGCATCATTTAAAAGTAATAAGGGAAGAAACATAAAGTATCTTAACAAAGATTTTGCTCAATTTAGAGAAAACCTAATTGAGTACTCAAAAACGTACTTCCCAAAAACATATTCTGATTTTAATGAAGCATCACCTGGTATGATGTTTATTGAAATGGCTGCATATGTTGGTGATGTATTATCTTATTACATTGATGATACATTAAAAGAATCCATGATGTTATATGCAGAGGATAAAGAAAACGTTCTTGCATTATCACAGTATTTAGGATACAAACCAAAAGTTGTTTCACCATCAGTAGTTTTACTTTCTGTTTACCAAGTTGTACCATCAAAAGGAACTGGTATAGATAATGAACCAGATAATGATTTTCTTTTAAGAATAAAAGAAGGTATGTTGGTAGAATCATCTGCAGAAGGTACGATATTTAGAACAACTGAATTATTAGATTTCAATGATGCAGACGATAGAGTAATTACGGTCTATAAAAGAGATGGAGTTACAAACGAACCATCACAGTATCTAATCAAGAAACAAATAAAAGCAATTTCAGCAACAGTAAAAACAAGAACGATAAGTTTTAATTCAAATGAACCATTTGCTAAAGTTGATTTAGCAGAAGATAATGTAATTGATATTTACGATGTAAGAGATTCTGATGGAAACAAATGGTATGAAGTTCCTTATCTTGGACAAGAGATGGTTTATGTTGATTATCCAAATACAGAACAGTTTGATAAAGATTTATCACAATTTAAAGATTCTGTACCAAATATTCTTAAACTATTCAAAACATCAAGAAGATTTGTAAAACAAATAAATTCAAACAATACAACAAGTTTAGTATTTGGTGGAGGGACAGTATCTAATGATGAAACTTTAATTCCAAACTTTAAAAATGTTGGATTAGGTTTAAATTCATCAATTGATAAATTAGGTGCATCTTTTGACCCATCTAATTTCTTAAAGAATAAAACATATGGACAAGCACCAACAGGTGAGTTTACTATTTCATATTTAATTGGTGGTGGTGTTGAAGCAAATGTACCAAAGGGTACTATAACAAGAATACAAAATGTTTCGTTTGATGATGATACAACTGTATTTTCACCAGGTGAACTTAAAACATACAAAGCAGCTAAAATTTCATTAGCAGTTGATAACGAAGTACCTTCTTCTGGTGGTAGAGGTGGAGAAACGATTGAAGAGATTAGAGAAAATGCACTTGCAAACTTTGGTTCACAAAACAGAGCAGTAACAAGAAAAGATTATCAAGTAAGAGCATTATCATTACCTCCTAAGTTTGGTGGGATAGCAAAAGCATATTGTGCACCAGATGGAGAATTAGATAATAACTCACCTGCTTCTATTCTTTCTAATCCTAATTCTTTAGAAGAATTTGCAGGATTAATAACTGATTTTAAAGAAAGAGATATAACTGAAACTGAAATAAAAAGTGAATTACAAAGATTCTTAGTTGGTAAGAAAAACAATCTACAAGAAAAAAATAATCCATTTGCTATTAACTTATACATACTTGGATACGATAACAATAAAAATCTTACCACTTCAAATAGTGCAATCAAAGAAAATTTAAAAACATATCTACAAGAATATAGATTGTTAACAGATGGTGTTAATATCATGGATGGATATATTATTAACATTGGTATTAACTTTGAAATACGAGTATTTGGTAGTTACAATAAACGAGAAGTACTAGCAAAATGTATTTCTGAATTAACAGAACACTTCAACATAGATAACTTTACATTTAATATGCCAATCAACATAAGTGAGGCTGAATTAATATGTGCAGGAGTTGAAGGAGTACAATCTGTACCATTGTTTGAAATTACTAACAAGTGTTTAGGAAACTATTCTTCAAATTCATATAACATAGAAGATGCAACTAAAGGTAAAATGGTTTATCCATCTTTAGACCCATCAGTATTTGAAATTAAGTTTCCTAACAAAGATATAAAAGGGAGGGTTCTATAATGTATTATTTCGTAACTGCATCAAAAGATGCATCCATATACTTACAACAACCCACTCAAAATACTGGGTTTGATGAAATATTAGAAGTTTCTAAAACATATTATGGAAACCTAAAAGATATTTCTCGTTCACTAATTAAATTCAATACCAATGCAATATCACAATCTATTGTAAGTGGAGAGATAACAATGAGTTCAGCAGAACTTATTCTTAAAGAATGTGAATCATCAGAAATACCAGTTGATTATACAATTTACGCATATCCTGTCTCACAATCATGGGATATGGGAATTGGTACACGATTCGATGAGATATCCACAGATGGGTGTAGTTGGAATAAAAGAACAACTGTTGATTGGTTGGGTAGTAACTTTGCAAGTGGAACGACTGGTTCGTTTAATGGAAAGGGAGGAACTTGGTACACAGGTTCTTCTGCATCTCAAACATTCTCATATGAAACTGCAGATATAGAGATGAATGTACTAACTCCACTTAGGTCTTGGATTAGTGGTTCATTACCAAATGAAGGTTGGATTATAAAACACGATACATCGAAAGAAAACGATACAACAGATTACGGTCAACTCAAGTTCTTTTCGAAAGAAACGAATACAATATATCAACCGAAGATAAGAATTGGTTGGGATGATTCTTCACACACAACGGGTTCATTAACCCAACTTACTGCAGAAGATATTATTGTTACCTTTAAAAGATTAAAGACACGATACAAAAGAGGAAGTAAACCAACCATTAGAGTTTATGGAAGGGAAAGATATCCTTTGAAAACTTACACTAATGAATATGCTTATACAGATGTAAAATATCTACCATCAACAACTTACTATCAAATTAAAGATATAGTGACTGGTGAAGTAGTAGTACCATTTAACGATAACTACACAAAAGTTAGTTGTGATTCAAGTGGTAATTATTTTACTTTAAATCTATCTAACTTTGAATACAATAGAGATTATTATATTGAAATAAAAACAGTTAGAAGTGGTGTGGTAGAATATTTTGTAGACAAGGATTTAACTTTTACGGTAGAAAAATAAAATGAGTTTAAAGGATAAATACAGAATTAACGAATTAGTTTCTCTTGGAAGTAAAGCACTTCGTAAAGAGAAAGATGGTACTGTCCTTATAAAAAAGAAAGATGGTAAACAAGTAGCACCTAAAAAACTTTCAACAACAGAAAAATTACAAGTAAAAGAACCTTCTCTTCATAAGAAATCAAAAATATCAAATCTACCAGTAGATGTTAATGAAAAACAAAAATCATTTTCAGGTGAAATTAGTGATAGAATAGAGAGAGCAAAATACAATGAAGAAGAGTTAATAAAAGCAATTGATGTTGATGTTGATGAGTTAATAAAAAGTGGTGATAAAGCTTTACCTAAAGTAATCAGTAAAAAAGCATTTAAAAGATTACAAGATTTATTTAGAGAGGCACGAATTAACTTAGCAAGAGTTCAAGGGGAACTAAGAGAACAGATAGGAATATCAACCAACTTAGAAACTCAGTTAAATGCTGCAAATGAAAGAATGGCAACTGCAGTTGCTCAACAAGAAGTTTTACAAAGAGAGTTAGAAGCAGCAAACGAAAGATATGCTTCACTTCTTATTGATTTCCAAAACGCCCTTTCTAAAGGTATTCAAGAGGGTGTAGAGAGAGTTTCGATAGAAGGACAGTTAAGAGGATTACAAGCAGAAAAGGAAACCTTAAAAGAGGTTGTTGCATCTTATCAAGACCAGTTGAAAACTGCACAAGACCAGATAGCAACATTAAATCAAAATATAATACAATTACAATCAGAAGTATCACAAGCCCAAAGAGATGCGATTAAAGCAAATCAAGCAGCATCAACTGCAGCATCAAACTCAAATTCTGGTGGTAAAATTATTTGTAACGAATTGTATAAACAAGGTTATCTACCAGAGGAGATTTGGGATGCAGATGAAAGATGGGGAGCAAAAAGATTTATTACAGACCCTAAATTGGTTGTAGGATATCAAATGTGGGCAAGAAAAGTTGTTAAGTTTATGAGAAAGAATCCACAATGGACACCTACAATTTATTTCTTATGTAAACCTTGGACAGAGTGGATGGCATATGATATTGGAGTATTACCAAAAAATAACCTTAGAGGACAATTTACTCAATGGGTAGGTAGATATTTTTCATATTTTGTTTTCGATATGTATGGTGGAAAAAGATTATTAGATAAATACAATTATAAATTATTTAAACAATCATGGCAATAGAAGGATTTAAAGATATAATCAACGATAATGGATACAAGGTTGATGAAAAAGATAGAGTGGTCTTTGAAGAAGGATTACAAAAATCTTATTTCGGTCAAGGTATTGCTGATGTCATTGAGTTTGTATTGTATGATTCAAATGATAATAAATTACCACAAGGTGATAGTGGTGATTTTGTAAGATATGTTTATCTTGACAGTGCAAACATTACAGATTACTTTATCCTTTCAACTGCAAACGCAGGAGATAAACAATCACGAGCATCAGAATACATTGTAGATGTAGAAAAATTAATTAGAGATGCTGGATATTCTAATGGTGTTTTTAAAACCCAAGTAACTTTATTAAACAGAAGAGCAGGTTCTAATGCAAAAGAAGGTGATAAATTATGGATACATGAAATTTCACCATCAAGAACAGAGATAAGAGTTTTACCACTTAAGAGTAAAATAGAAAATAAAGATTTAACAATTAGATATGATGGTTTAATTGAAGAAAAAGAATTTAGAGATGATACTGTATATTTTATTCTACAGGCTGCAGAAAGTGTTACTGTTGATAAAATTAGACAAACAATAACAACAGAAAAAGGTACTGTTGCTCAAGGTGAAAAATATATTAAATTAATTCAACAAGAATTTAAAATACCTAACTTCGAAGCATTCTTAGTAAAAGTTAGAGAGAAGTTTCTTGAGGCTTGTAAATATTACGCAGGAGGTAGATACTATTTCCCAACAGATAATCGATATGGTAAACCCATGGGTGAGGATATTCAAGTAATATTACCAATAGATAAAATAAAAGGTGATATGATTTCTATTCTAATAGATTGTCTTGAATCACTTTTACCAAAAAGAAATATTCAAGATGAAAATATCTTAACAGAAGATGAACAAAAAACACTTGATGAACTTAAAGAAATATTAAAAAGTTCTTACAACGATGACCAATATAGTTCTACTGCATTACCAGAAGAAGTTGCAGTTGTTGGATGTATGGACCCGAAAGCAAAAAATTTCAATCCTCTTGCAAAAAGAGAAGATGGTAGTTGTGTGTACGAAATAGATGACCCGAAAATATTAGGATGTACTGATTCTACCGCATTAAACTTCAACTCTGCAGCAACAGAGGATGATGGTTCTTGTAAGTATGAAGAACAAGATGGTAAACTTTTATTTAATCAAAAGTATTATGTTCACTCTTTCAAAGCAACTTATGAGTGGAAAAGTGAAAATGGTTCTGTACAACAAGCTAAGAATAGAGAATTTGATTCTTTCAGTCTTAATCACTTTGAAGGTACATTTAAAACATTATTTGGTGATATTAGAACATATCCTAAGGCAGCAAGACCAAAGGCATGTAGATATAAAATATCACATTCACAAGCACCACAACCACCAGCACCACAATACCAAGCTTTTGATAGATTTGGAAACAGAACAAACACAGGTACTTTTGGATTTGACCCAAATTATACAGACCCATTTTCAGGTCAAATGATTGATGATATAAACATTCAAAATCAAAATCAAGGTTTTGGATTGTATCAACCAAATCCACAAGAGGCTATAAACATGCTGTTTGGTGCATCAACGAATACCAATATGGGTTCAATGACATATCTAACAATGGATTCTCAAGTAGATATAGGAGCAGGAATTAGATTACCTTTACCATTTACATATAAAAATGAATTAGGTACACTAACAACATCAGCACCAGTAAACGCAGGTTCTTCAACAACAATCTGTGCAGAAGAAGGTTCAGTTCAATTACCTAATGGAAATTTCTCAATGGAGAAACTTGGTGATTGTACCCTTGGACCAATTGATGATATAGTTATACAACCAGATTTACCAGATATTAACACTATTCCAATTGGAGTAGGTGGTGGTTCATCCGGCGGTAGCGGAGGTGGAGGTGGTAGTATGCAGTTCATCACCGAACAGTTACAAGAGATTAATAATAACAATGAATTTATAGGAGATTTCGAACAGAGTAATTTTAGGAATCAGAACTTTTATTAAGGATATTTATAAACATGGCACAGAGAATTCAAGGATTTGATGAAAGAGACGAAAACAACAGAGACGATTTCGGTTTTAACCGAGATGGGTTTGATGGTGTCGATAATACTCTTAGTGTAGATTTCGACCGCGGTGGCGGTGGAGGTGGTGGTGGTGGAGGCTATGTAACACCTATTATTAGAGGATGTACAGACCCTCTTGCTCTAAACCACAATCCTAATGCAACAGTAAATGATGGTTCATGTGAATACAAGGTTATACCAGACCCTGCTCCCACATCAACAACTTGTGCATTTAAATTAAATGTAAACAAATCAGATTATGTTGTTAGAGTAGATGGAGTAGTAACTCAAGAACCACTTAGATATTCAAATCTCGAATTACTTACACCAAAAGTAATTACAGTTCAAAAACAAAATTTTGAAGCATCAACTCAATATAGAGTTTCGAGTGTAAAAAAACAACAGAAGATTGAAAACATTTCAAGTGGTTTAGATATTCAACCATTCTCAATAAATCCATATGCAATTACAGGCTTAGGAGGATTTGGAAACACTGCAATACCAGACCTTAGTGGATTGTATAATCAAAATCAACGAGGACCAAATAGAGATACAATAATTACTTATAGTTTTAGAGATTACTATGATTTAAAAGTTGAAAAATTTATAGATGGTAAATTTACAGTAATATCAATACCTGAGATGGAAATAACGAGAGGAACTAACCTTCCCTTTTTCTTAGGTGATAAAGATTTACCACCATTTCCAAAAACAGTAGGA